GACGGTATTCTCAACGAGATTGACCGTTCGATGAATCTCTTGGAAGTGGAGGCTCGCACCACCCAACTGTTGGAAGAGGCAGGGGTGTTACCGCGTCCGCAACGCAAGACAGTGGTGACGTTGGGCTTGTCTAGTGCAGACGAGTCTGAGATTCTGGGGGCTGTACAGATCGCTGCCGACGATGCAAGGACACTGTTTGCAGAGGCACAGGTTGTACGTCAGCGCGCTCAGGCGGCCCGTCAGGCCGCCGACGAGGCTCTCCCGGGCATGGAGGGCAGTTTGGTGCGGGATGCTGGCACGTTGGAGGAGATGGCGTTTGCGGCGGAGTTGGAGGCACAGGCTGCTGCCCGTGAGGCCAGCGAAATTCTTGCTGCAAGTAAACTGTCGCGTGGCGCTACAGGGATACTTGCTGACGAATTCGTGGGTGTCCCTAAGACCCCTGCGGAGGTTGAGGCATGGCGTGACATGATGTTGGACGGCACGAAGGGTTGGGGTCCTTGGAAGATGGCGTCTGGGAACGCAGAGTTGGATGAAGGTGTTTTGGCTGCCATGTCGGCGTTCCAGAAGATGAATTCTCCTCGGGATATTAACAAGTGGTTGCGCGGATATGACAAGATGTTGAATTGGATGAAGGCTGGGATGATTGCCACGCCGGGGTTCGTGGAACGTAACGTCTTTGGGGCAATGTTTAACGCATGGTTGGATGGCATACCTCCGACTGCGATTATTCGTAGCGCCAATTTGACCGCTTCGTTCGGGTCGCAGACGCAGGCGGAAAACCAGACGTTTATGAATGTGGTCCGTCAGGCTGTCGCCTCTGGCAAGGGACGTACCGTCAATGGTGTCAAGTATGGGCCTGACGAGTTGCAAAACTATTTGACCCTTATGGAGCAGGGTGTGCGTGGTGGCGGTATGGTTACCCGCCATGTGCGTGTGCCTGCTGCCGGGTTGAGGGAGGCTGCTGCCGACAATCTGTGGGTGGGTACGAAGCAGGCTGCTGAGACGATCACTCGCCCTGTGGCGTTCTGGAAGTCCAACTTCTGGTATTACAACATGGTTCGTTCTGCGAACATGCAGGCTGAGGATGTTATCCGTTTGGGTATCGGGGTGGAGGCTATGCGTTGGGGTGCCACTGCTGATGAGGCGTTGGAACGTATCGCCCGCAGCCAGTTCGACTATTCTGAGTTGACTACTTGGGAACGCAACGTGGCGCAGAGGGTCATTCCGTTCTATACTTGGACTCGGAAGAACCTGCCGTATCAGATGCAAAAGTTTGCGACTCAGCCTGCGTCGTACAACAGGCTGTTGGCTGCGAAGAGAAACCTTGAACTTGGCAGCGAGGAGGAGGGTGTGGTTCCTGACTGGTTTGTGCAACCGTTTGGGATCAGGCTCCCGTGGAAGTATTCTGGTGGCACCGTTTACACGGTGCCTGACTTGCCGTTCCAAGACTTGTTCCGTTTCGACCCCACGGGACCTGAGGGTCTGAAGGGGGTGTGGGACCAGTTCATGTGGCAGGTGTCGCCTGTAGCCAAGGTTCCCATTGAGACACTGTTCAAGACGAAGGCGAGCGGTATCCCGTTCCGTGGTGACTATATTCCTACACCTAGGGTTTTTGAGGACATTCCGTTCTTGATGGATGCTGCTGCTGCGGTGGGGTATGCCCGCAAGGACGAGGGCGAGTGGCAGATGAGGGATCACCACGTTTATTTCCTTACGAACATGATTCCCATGTTGGGTCGTGTGCGACGTATTTTGCCGAACGAGGAGCGTTACCAGCAGCGTCTGTGGGAGTCAGTGATGTCTACGTTCTTGGGGATCAATGCGAGGGTTCAGACGCCTGAGGCTGAGGAGGGCTGGTTGAGGCATTTGCAATGGGAGGAGAACAAGCGTCGCGCCGATGCGGGCATCAAGGCACCGTCACGGTCATCCCTTGAGTCTTATGATCCGCGTCCTGACTATGCGCCGGGTCAGCGGTACGGCTAAATTATCCTAGGATAACGGTCGGGACAAGAGGGGTATAACTATATGGACTATATTTCTAGAGAACAGTGGGGTGCAGCAGCCCCGAAGAAGCCATTCACACAGTTGCGCCCATCGCGCGTCAAGGGGGTGGTGGTTCATCACGGGGGTGTACGCAACCCACCTGCGGGAGTGGCTGCCGTCCACGCCTATGAACGTCACCACATCCAAACTAGGGGTTGGAATGCAATCGCCTACAACTGGTTGGTGGACGAGTCGGGTACCATCTACGAGGGGCGTGGCTGGGATCATGTGGGTGGTGCCACGAAGAACTGGAATAGCCGTTCAGTGTCCGTGTGTTACACGGGTTACGGCGAGTTCGAACCGTCCGATCAGACGAAAGATTCGATCAAGAAAGTTATTTCTGAGGCGCAGATGCGTTTCGGGGATGGCTTGTGGTTGAAGACTCACAGACAGTTTAAGAAGACATCGTGTCCCGGAGACTGGCTTGGCGACTGGGTGGAAGGCGGGATGGACGGGCCGCACAGGCCATCCAGCGTTGATTGGGACGCTATTTCCCGTTACCTCAAAGACCTCAAAGCGCAGGTGGCTCGGCAACCGTTGTCTTACCGTCGGCGGAGCCGGGGTGAACCCGTAAGGCTGGTACAGAAAGCGTTACTGAGCCGGGGTTTTGACCCCGGCCCCGCTGATGGTATTTTCGGACGCAAGACGGGGAGGGCAGTTAAGGCTTTCCAGAGGGCACAGGGTGTGTTGAAGGTTGACGGCGTGGTGGGTGAAGTAACATTCACTGCTTTATTTATTCAGTAAGGAGATAGGTATGCCGAAAGGTAAAGGTTACGGGTCGTTTGAGGACACGTTCGGGTCGCAGGATAACCAACTGTATGATTCGTCGTCTAGCGACAACGCTTTGGATATGTGGAAAAAGGCCAAGAAGGATGCTGCGTATCTGCGCAGCGCCAAGTTGGGGAACGCCAATCATGGCGGTCGCCCCTTCGGAAAGTAGGTTGTGATGCGTGATGGCAAGAAGCCTCGTTTGGTGAAGGCTGCTCGGGTTCTGGTCACTGCTGTGAAGCGTGGCGGCGGAATTGGCAATGTTGGTTCGCCGTCGAAGAGCGGCGCACGGCGTGCGTTGCGTGACTAATGGTTGGCAAGAAGAGGCGCCCTAAGCCTCGGTACTGAGATGCCTTTGAAGCGTGGCAGTGGGTCTGCTACGATTTCCAAGAATATTCGTGAACTGGTTGCGAAGGGTTACCCTCGGGATCAGGCGTCTGCGATTGCATACGATTATGCGCGTAAGACGCGCCGAAAGGGAAGGAAGAAGTAGATGAACTATCGTGATGTGGCAGAGCGTGCGTTGTGGACAGCAGCGCAAGCGTTTTTGGCTGTGTTCTTGGTCACTGATACATCGTCGCTTAAGGCAGCCATTGTGGCTGCTGCTGGCGCGGGCCTCAGTGTCGTCAAGACAGCGGTTACTCAACGTGTAGGAAAGTAGCCGAATGGACCGCTTGGAGGAGAAGTGGGAGTCGTTCCTGAAGGAACAGGGGAACGACATTTCTGCCGAAATCTATCAGCATTTGCGTGAGACAGCGCATCTGTTCGACACGGAGGACGGTACCCATGCCAAGTGGGCCGACGGTGCAACTCTCGGATTTTTGCTCGTCTTTGAATCAGATGAAGCGGAGGCTATCTTGGCAGCGTTCCATGCGGGCGTGGACGGTGTCCACGGGGCACAGTGGGCGTTTGCACAGTGGGTGGCTTCTCTGATGTCGATGTTGTCGGAGGCAGTGATAACACAGGACGATCTTTAGAAGTCGCGCGACAGGTACTGTCGCACATGGAGGCTGTCCATTAGTGTCAGCATCAGTTGACGTTTGATGCGGTCGCGTCGTCTAGCCAGCGACGTTTTGGGGATGCCTAGAACTCGGCCTGTGACTCGCAGCGACAGTCCCTCAATGAGAAGACAGTTTATAATCCACTGGTCTTCTTCGTTGAGTGCTTCTATGGCGTCTGCGAGGACTTCCTTTAGTCTGTGTGTTGCCTCCAGCGATGGCAACACGTTGGTATTGCCGCCGGGGATTTCCTGCATAAGCAGTTCTAGGTCTGTTGATGCACGGGACTGCCAGACGGTTCCTCTTTGGGTTGCTGCTCGGAGTAGTTCGTCTTCGTCTTTAGCCCATTCCTGTTTCTTCACCGTCTTGCTTCCAAGTAA